CAGACTTGGCGCCCGCCGTCGAACGCGGGGACGGTGACGTAGAGGTCGGAGGAGACGTCCGCCGGCGTGTTCGCGATGGTCGCGCGGACGGCGGAGACGGGGCTCTCGGCTTGGGCGGCACGGATGAGCTCGGGGAAGGTGTCGGTCACGATCCCTTCCAGTGGCGCGGCGTGAAGCCGGCGGTCGTGTGGAGCTCGGGGGAGAACCCGGGTCCGCTCCAGGACTTCCCGAGGAAGCCTGTCCCGAAGTGCTTGTCGCCCTGCGGGGTGTGGAAGATCATGAAGACGTGATCCGGGTTCGCCCAGACGGTGAGGTACTGGCCTTCGCCTGGCTCGCCCCACTTCGCGGCGATCGTCCCGGAGACGTCCGCGGGCGCGCCGAGGGTGTAGCCCATCTCCGCGGAGGCGAGCACGGCGCACGTTGAGCCGGAACAGTCGTAGCCGACGCCTGCGACGACGATCGTGCCGGCGGAGTCGGCGTGACCGCTCTGGCCGTGGTCGGGCGTTCCGCAGTGGGCGTGTCCGCCGCCCCAGACGTAGGGGTAGCGCTTCGCGGTGATCGCGGTTGCCGCCGCCCATGCGCGCGCGACCGGGCTCCCGCCGGCCATCCCCAGGCCCGGTGTCTGCCCGAACGGCTGCGATGCGTTCGTCGCCGCGGTGGCGGTCGTGTCCGGCTTCTCCGGGAGCGGAACCGTGACCCGCTTTAGCGTGATCGTCGCCTCCGCGTCGAACAGGCCGCGGCTCACTTCCTTCACGAGCCACCTGCCGTCCGCGGGGCCGCAGTCGTAGAGCTCGACCACGGAGCCCGGGTCGACGCCCCACCTCGAGGCGCGCGCGGTGATGGTGACGTCGGAGTTCTCCTTGCCGTTGTCAATGTCGAAGTCGATCCCGTCGATCCCGAGGACGTCCTCGCTGATGATGAGTTGCGGCTTCTGCTGGAGCAGGGTCGTCTCGCTCGCGTAGTAGAGGCGCCCGTCGACCACAAAACAGCGCCAGTTCACTTCGCCGGCGAGCCGTTGCATACAGTCCCAACTCGTCTCCTTGGCGCCGGTCGTGCCGCCGCGCTGGTAGGTGACGGGGTTCGCCTTCGTGATCGCGGTGGACGTGAACGTCGTTTGCTTCGCGCCGGCGGGCTCGCCCTTGTAGGTCGTGAGCATCGTGAGCGCTTCGCGGAGGTAGAGGTCGTAGCGGCCCGGGTAGGCGGAGCCCTGGACGGCCTGGGCGACCTGGCCCGTCGTCCAGGACGGGTTCTTCGCGGCGAGGACGATCGCGCCGCCGGCTCCGGTGAATCCGCGCGTGAGGAACGCGTTGGCGCACTGCTCGATATCCGTGTTCGAGATGTGCATCGCGGAGCCGGTGACGTCGCGGACCTGGAGGATGCCGCGGGAGCCGTACCCGTCCGCGCTCGGCGTCGTCGGGTTCGTGAAGAGGCTCTCAACCGTGCAGGCTTCAAGGAGCGCAACCGTGGCGCGGTCGGACGCCTTGAGGGAGTTGGCGACGTCCAGGACGCGCTCGGCGTTGGCTAGCTGGTCGGCGTTCGCCGGCGCGCCTTTGATCGTGAGCTTCTGGCCGGCGGCGAGCCCCTGGCCGAGGGCGACGGAGCGCTGCGCGGGCGTGACCTTGTTGGTCGAGCTCTCGATTGCTACGGGCTGCTTGACGTGCAGCTGCGGGCACACGAACGGGATGCCGCCGCCCGCCTTGATTTCCTGGACGAGGGAGAGGATGAACTCCGCGCGGGTCATCTGGGTCGAGCTCGCCTTCCGCGGGCTCCAGTTGAGCCGGAGCCACGAAACGATCCGATCCTCGAACGTCAGCGCGAGCGTGGCGCCGCTCTTCGACACCTGGACGAGCCGCCACCACTGCCCGTCGACCTCGAGGTCGAGGGTGTAGGACAACGTGCCGGAGCGAAGGAGGTCGCGCCGCGGGTCCTCCAGGGTCAGGGAGAGCGTGGAGGAGCCGTCGATCGTCCGGTCGATCGTCCCGTCGATCACGCGGGCGTCCACGCGGACGCCGGGGACGTTGAGCATCCCCTGGACGACGTCGAGGACGACGGCGCCGACGTCGGTGTCGCGGGCAAGTGCGAGCGAGCTCATGGGAGCCGGATCACCTGGCCCGGCTTCACGTTCCGCGGGTCACGAATCCCGTTGAGCTTCCCGATTTCCATCCAGCGGGACGCCGCGCCGAGCTCTTTCGCGGCAATCGAGAGGAGGTCGTCTCCTTCCCCGAACCCGACGGTCACGGTGCCGGGCGCCGAACCGCGGAACGTCGTGCCGCGAGCCCGGGACGCGACGACGCGCTTGCGGGCGGCGCCCTGCGCCGTTTTCGTGGAGGTCGCCTTGAGGCGTTGAAGCTGGGAAGGGGAGTTCTGATCCGCGCGGACGTCCCCGATGTATTCGAGGAGGGAGACGGTCACCTGCTGGCGGGTTCGGTTGCCGCGGAGGTTCATCTCGGCGTCCCCCCACGTCAGGGAGTCGATGACCCAGTTGCGGCTCTGATGCGGCACCGCCGCGCCGAGCGCCGTGAACCGGACGCGGGGAGGCCACCCGTCCGATGAGCTCGGGGAGGCGAGCCGCTCGAGCGCGGCGACCTGGCTCTCGATCGAGGCCTGGGACTTGAAGCGGTCGAGGAGGAGCGGCAGGTCCATCCGGAGCGCGGGGAGCCCGCTCCAAACGGTCAGGGTCGAGCGCTGCGGGCGCGTGACCTCGTTCCAGCCGCCGTAACCCTGCGTCACGTTCGGGCGGTCCGCACCGAGGCGGAGCGTCAGCGTGACGGGCGGGTCGACGGAGCGGATCGTGACCCACCCGAGGCTCGGCTTCGCGGGCACCGCTACCTCCGGGCCAGCTGATCGGCGGTGACGCGCGCGACGGCCTTGGCGACCACCTTCCGGTCGAGCATGACCGGGACGGTGACGTAGAGGTCCTGGCCGTGGCCGGCGGAGCTCGCGGTGTCGGGTGTCGGGCGGATGAGCGCGCCGGCGGGCAGGGAGACGAGCTCGGGCCCGCGCTCCCCGACGATGAAGGAGCCGGGGCGCCCGACGGAGCCGCCGTACTGCCCGAACGCGGAGCCGACAGCGCCGCCGATTGCGCCGCCAACGTGGATCGCCGCTCCGACGCCCGGGATGCTCTTCACGGCGTTGCCGACCTCCTTCGGGATGCGGCTGACCCAGTGGAGGAGGCTCTGGATGCCGGCGCGGATCGCGTCGAGGACGCCGAGGACGAACGTCTTGACCGCGGAGAAGTGCTGGTAGATCAGGCCTGCGGCGATCCCGAACGGCCCGAAAAGCATCCCGACCAAGAGCGGCCAGTTTTTCTTGATCCAGCTCCAGACGAACTGCGCGGCGACGAGGACGTAATGGAGGGCCTCGTTCACTGCGTTCCGGAAAAACGTGACGTGCTTATACGCCTCATAGAACGCTACGCCGAGGGCAATAACGGCGAGGATGATGAGCCCGATCGGGTTCGTGATGAAGGCGATCTTGAGAAGGTTCATCGCGACCGTCCAGGCCTGGGTCGCCAGCGTGGCGGCGGCTTGCGCGGCGTTCCAGAGCCACGTCGCGACGGTCAGCGCCTTCATCTCGACGGCGAAGCTGACCGCGGCGAGCATCTCGCGGTTCTGCCAGACCCACGCGGCGATGAGCGCCGCCTTGTACGCGACGAACGCGCCGGTCAGGGAGCCGATGACGAGGGCGAGCGCCCACGAGCGGCTCGTGATCGGGCGAAGGAAGCTGGCGACGTCGATGAGCATCTTTCCGAGCTTGAGGAGGATCGGGAGGAGCGCGAGGGATAGCTGCGTCTGGAGTCCGTGGAAGGCGGCGGAGAGCTCGCGCTGCTGCTGGATCGCCTTGAGGTTCGCCTGGACCTGCTTCTCGGTCAGGTAGTTCCCTTGCTCCTTCTGGGCGTCGAGCATCTTCTGGACCGCCTCCCGGCCCTGGGCGAGGACGGGGAGGAGCTCCTTGCCGGATCGCCCGAACAGGAGTTGCGCGTCCGCGGCGCGCTCCGCGGGGTTCTTCATCGCCTTGAACGCGTCGGAGATGCGCATCAGGACGTCGGGCGTCATCCCCTTCTGAATGTCGGAGAGAGGGATGCCCAGGCCGGCGAGCACCTTCCGGGCCTTCTCGCTCGACTGCTGCGCCTTGTCGATCGCGCTGGAGAACTTGGCGATCTGGCGCGGCGCGTCCGCCCCGCCGGCGGCGGCGGCGAGGTCGATCTGCTTGCGGTACTCCGCGATCTGCTGAGCGGCGGCGGCGTCCCCTCCCCGCGCCTTCTCCATCTGCTTGGAGAGGGTCGCCATCCCCATCGAGAACTTCTGAGCGGAGAGCCCGCGCTCCTTGTTGAGCGCGATCCACTCGGACGCGGTCGCGGCGTCCATCCCCGTCTGCTGCTGGAGCTTGTAGGTGTTCTTGGCGAGCTCCTCCGTCGCGCTGATCGCGTGGTCGAGGAACCGGACGGTGCCGTAGATCGCCATCGCGCCCCCGGCCCACTTGAGCAGGCCCTTGGCGCTGATAGTGGCCTTCTTCCCTGCCGTCTCCGCGGAGGTGCCGACGTGCCCGACCGCCGCCGAGGCCTCCTCCGCCTGCGCGACGAACGTCCCGACGTTGCGCATCTGGAGGACGAACTCAAGGATTGAGGCTGGCGCCACGGTCTACCCCTTGTTGAGCTTGTTGACGATTCCGATGGCGCGGTTCGTGACCGCCCGGAGCAGGAGCCGCTCCCGGGCGTCGGACGTCGTGATGTACCGCTCGACGGGCAAGCCGAGGAGCCCCATATGGGCGAGGAGCGTCACGACGTCCCCGCCTACGATTCCCCCAGGAGCTCCTCCTCGACTTCGCCTTCCGCGCCGGAGCTCCACTGGTAGAGCTCCATCTGGGCCCGCTCGATCGCGACCTCGGGCGCGGGCGCCGGCGAGAAGAGCGCGAGCAGGACGTCCCGGGCGCGGGTGGCCTGGACGCCGAGGAGCTCCGCCAGGTGCGCGTCGATCCGGACCGTGCCGCCGTCCGGGTCGATCGTCTCCAGCGGGTCGTCCGGGTGGCGGCGCGCGAGTACCTCCCGGCAGGAGTCGATCACGAGGTCCGCGTTGAAGGCGAAGTCGAGCACGGCTCCGCCTCCGGAGCCGGCGCGCATCTGCCGCTCGCGGACCTGCGCGAGCTTCGCCCCGTCGATCGGGCCGCATCGCAGGACGACGCATCCGCGGTAGCCCGGAACCTCGAGGTCGTAGTGCCGTTCGCCGGCGAGTGCCTCTCGGCGCTTCCGGACGGCGTCGAGGACGGAGCCGCCGGGCGCGACGTCGAGCGCTGGCGCCGGCGTCGGCTCCTCCTCTGGCTCCTCGAACGGGTGCACCGCTTCCATCACGTCACCAGGCCTTGCGGGGTGACCTCGATTTCGATCAGGGCGGCGTCCGTCGCGTTCGCGTCCACCTCGGGCGGCGTGACCCGCTTGAGGATGCCGGTGTAGACGAGCGGCTTGCCGTAGACGTTCCCGTCGACGTCGAGCGGTTGCTTGTGGATCACGACGGTTCCCTTGCCGACGCGGCTGAGGAGCCAGTGAATCTGGGCGGTGTCCCGCTGGAGGTCGTAGTTCTTGTTGAGGATGACCTGCCCGACCGTGACCGAGCCGCCGAGGCTGATCGCGTTCGCCATCGCGCCCGGCTTGTAGGTGAGCTCGGTGGAGTCGGTTTCCCCGCCGGTGAGGACGTCCCAGGTGAAGAAGTTGCGCCCGTCGATCACGACGCGGACGTCGTACATGTCCTTCCGTGTGCCTGACACGATCTACCTCCTTTCAGGCCGCGATGGCCGGTAGGGCCTCGTTGACGGCCACCTTCACGATTTCGATGACGACCCACTCCGCGAACGGGCTCATCCGGACACCGATGACCGCGTGGAGCTCCTGGTTGGCGATCGTCGTCGGGGTGTTCACGCTCGGCCCGACGTCGACGTAGAACGCGTCCTCCGGGGTGTCCCCGAACAGCGCGCCGGCGTCGTACATCGGCGCCAACATGCCGGTGAGCTCGCCGCCGAACTGGGCGATCATCAGTCCGCGCCCGTCGATCTGGGCGAAGACGTAGCGCTCTCCGATCGCGGAGGCCTGGGCAACGATCGCCATGTTGAGCCGGGCGTTCCCGAAGTCGAGCCACTCGGGGGTCGCGTCCGGATCAACGAGGGAGCGGTACCCGTAGGTGCGGACGCCGCCGTAGATGAGCCGCGCCATATCGACGCCGGCGGTGTTCAGCGCCTCGTAGTCGGCGTCGGAGTAGCGCCCGTTGAGGTCGAGCGCGTAGACCGCCTGCCCAAGGACGCCGGCGGCGGGGACGTTCGGGTTGTAGGAGACGTCGTTGCGGGCGATGATCCCCGCCTCGACGGCGGCGTAGGGGACGGTGCGCGTGGTACCGGCGACGACGCCCGGGACGATCGCGGACGGGGCGAAGAGCGCGCCATAGCGGGCGTTCGTGTCCGTCTGGAGCGCGGTCGCTGCCGCCTGGAGGCTCGAGGCGTCCCCGTCGGCGCACGACAGGAGCCCGACGCGGTTGCAGGCGGCGCAGTGGGCGAGCACGGCGCTCTGATTCGCCACGTCCGCGGCGAGCACCGGGTCCGCGAGGAAGACCTGCCCGGGCCCGAGGTCGGCGTTCAGAGCGGCAAGCGCGAGCCCGATCCCCGGGTCCGCCGCCGCTGGCGCCGGGATCGCCTCGAGGGCAGTGAGGAGCTCCGCCTTCGTGCCGTACCCCTCCGGGTCGACGCCGTGGTCGGCGGCGTAGACGTCGAGCTCGCCGCGGGTCATCGCCTCGAGCTGGTCCTTCGTGATGACCGCCGGCGGCGCCGTCAACCCGCCGGTCGTCTGGGTCGTGCTGGCGACGTAGAGCATGTTGCCGCCCTCGCGGAAGTAGGTGTCCGCGGCGTCGTAGGTGACTTCGTTGGGGGCGGTGCGCCCGCCGCAGAGCGCGACGTACTCGGTCATCGAGTGCGTGAGCGTGACCTGATCGCCGCTGGCGGTCGGGCCGATCACGAACGCGACTCCGGTGTCGGTTGGCGGCGTCCGCGGCGGCGGGAGCGCGCGCGAGATGACGTCGACTCCTGGCCTCATCAGTCCTCCTCGGGTAGTGGATCGGTGCCGTAGTTGATGACCGTCTCCTCGTGCGTCTGGACGGTCGGCCAGTGCGCCCAGGGGTCGTCGCTCGGGGAGTCGGGGGAGAGCGGGCCGGCGTTCGCGGAGGCGACGTTCTCGACCTCCACGATGAAATGGACGGCCCCGGAGCTCAGCGATCGGAGGTCGTCGTAGGTGAGGTCGCGGTAGTCCTCGTCAACCCAGTCCGTGCCGTTGGCCTGGCCGTCGAGGGAGGGACGCTGGAGGAACAGGTCGCGGACCGCCGCGGTGTAGTGGCGCGCCATCACCTTCGACTCCGCCTGCGTCCGGGCGGAGCACACGACGTAGAGCCCCATGAGCCACCACGCTCGGTAGGTGCCGTCCCCGAGCCGCTTCGGTGGCTGCGGGGTTCCGGTCGAGCTCACCATGAGCGCGGGAAGCTGATCCTCGGGCCACTTGTCGAAGCTGACGGTCGGCACGAACGCGCGCGGGCGGGAGTAGAAGAGCTCGGGGAGGCCGTGCTGGCGCTCGACCTCGGAGAGGTAGGTCGAAAACCACCGCTTGAGGAGGTCTGAGCACCAATCCTCGACGTCGGAGCCGGCGACGATCCGCCCGAAGATCGAGCCCGGGTCGGGGTTCAGGACGGGCGGAAACGTCGAGCTCATAGCTCCTCCACGAGGTCGCCGGCGACGTAGCCCTGCACGACGTCCGCCATCGCGTTCTGCGTCGACGGGCGGAGCTCGATCACCTCGCGGCGCGGGACGCCCTTGCCGTACTGATGGAAGAACGCGTAAGGGACGTCCGTGCCGAAGTGGAGGGAGTCGTGGGAGTCCTGGAGCGCGAGCTCGACGCCGCCGGAGGTCAGGGAGTCGTAGAGCCGCCCCGTCGCGCGGAGGATGCGGGAGTCGAGGTTCAGGCGCGCCTTCACCTCCCGCGTCGACTGCGCGAGCGCCGGCCACCCGGGCCCCTCGAGCTCGAACCGTGTGCGCTCGTCAGAAGCGAACAGGGGCGTTACGAGCGCGCGGGTAGGGCGAACGTCCGCCCCGCGCTCCCCGAGCCGCTGTAGGCGCTCCTGCGCTGCCCTGGCGCCTTCGACGGAGACGGTCATCGTCGGGGCGGTCGGCACTAGGGGAGCTCCTCGAGGTCAGGGTCGTTGATGTGAATCCAGGAGTTCGGGATCGACGTCCAGGAGCCGACGGGCATCATCTGGACGTCGTAGGCGTAGCCGGGATCGTTCGCGCCGCTGCTGCTCATCGCTTCCAGGAACGCGGCGAGGTCGTCCAGGTACTCCTCCCGAAGTTGGGTGTAGGCGGAGCGGTCGGTTCGGACCTGCTCGGGGAAGTAGCTCTTCTCGATCCGGAGCGCGGCGCGGTAGGCGACGAGCGCCTGGAACGCGGTGACCTGCTCCGAGGTCATGTTCGCCGTAGAGGGCGCACGGATGCCGACGAGCCCCATCGCGGCGTCGATCTGCTCCTCGACTTGATCGTCGGTCGGGCGGGTGTCGGAGTCGAACGTGCCAACCTCGTTGCCCTGGGAGTCCTTCGTCCGGGCGCGGAGGAGAAGAGCTACTTGGTCGACGGTTGGCCGGCCTGGGTCGGGCGGAGGTGTGCTCATAGCGGCGGCACCTCGGGCGGGTAGGGGAAGCCGGGGACGCGCATCATCCGGTCGGTCATCGGCCACGTCCCGGGCGCGTCGGGCTCGTAGAGGAGGTCGTAGTTCTCCTGCCACCAGCGCTCAGGCCAGTCGGGCATCGGGAACCGAGCCCATCCTTGCGCGAGCTCGGCCCGTAGCCCGACTCCCGCCCACCGGGGCGCGCTGACGATCGGGGGCGGGTAGTCGGGCAGGGGCATCTCAGGCGCTCGACGTCGAGCTCGAGGTGGACGTCTTCTTTACCGGCGCCGGCGCGGTGGGCGAGCCGGACGGCTTGCCGAGCGTCTGTTCGACGCGGTGCCCGGACGGCGGGTTCTGCGGCTCGTCGTCCGTGACGACGGCATAGGTCGAGTCGTTGGCATCCGACGAGAGGGTCGGGTCGGGGCCTTGGATTTCCTCGGTCATCGTTTCCTCCTCTCCTAGGCCGTGTTGACGATCGCGCAGACCGCGCGGTTTATGTCGTGCGCCATGAAGGCGAGCCGCGTCTCGTACCGGATTGCGGTCAGGTTCTCCTGGAACAGCTTGCGGTCGGTCGTGCCGTCGTTGACGGTCGCCTCGCTCGAGGTGGTGAGCGTGACGTCCTTGCGGATGCGGACGTGCAGGTTCGGGCGGTAGGCGACGAACCCGATGACGACGCCGGCGCCCGCGGCGTGAGCCGGGTTGTCTACGTTCGTAGACACGAACGAGGCCAGGCCGTAGAGCGGGTCGCGGCCAGTGCCGACGCCGTAGATCGGCATCGACGGGTCGAGGGTCGAGCGCGCGTTCCGCAGGACCTGGGCGAAGCCGAACCCGAGGAGGACGCCCATCTGGGAGGAGTCGCCGTAGCCGTTGCCCTCCAGTACGCCCATCGCGTTCGACACGGCCAGCTGCAGGCCGTCCGGCTTGGTTTGGTCGTACTCGACGGTCGCGGTCGTGTTCCGGAGCATCGAGTCGAAGACGCCGGTGATCTGATTGCCCTTCTGGAGCCCCGTCGCGTTCGCGTCCACGACGTCGTTGATCGCCGTCCGGACGCCCGAGTCCACGAGCACGTTGAGGTCGCCGCTCTGGACGTCCTCCAGCATCTCGTCCGTGAACAGGACGATCGAGGCGAACTTCTTGACGTTGATGTAGGTGATATCGAACGCGGCGCCTGTCACCGGCTTGTCCGCGCCCTCTCCGACCGCGCCGGCGGTGGGCTGGCCCAGCCAGATCGGAAACTGCGTCTTGACCGCGGACGTCGCGCGCTTGTCGCCGGCGAGCGCGATCGCGCCCGACTCGACCAGGATCGCCTGAGTCAGAATCTCGCCCTGCTCAGGCGGGAGTAGATACCCACCTGCTTGCGGTGGTTGTTCAGCGAGCGGAATGTTGTTCGCCATCTCTCCTCTTCTCGGAGGCCCGGCTCACGCCGGGCGAGGGTCAGCGGCCCCGACCGAGAGAGCGAAGGAGGAGGTCGTTGTGAGCGTCCTCCGGTGTCTTCTGCTCTGGAACGGGTGTCCGCGCTCCACCGTCGAATCCCGCGGTGGGAAGGCGTCCCTGTTCGGCAAGCAACCGCTCGAGCTCCTCGGCGCGCAACTCGATTTCCTCCCGCGTCGTGCCGGTAAGGAAGGCGGCTGCGGCCATGCCCAGGCCTCGCTCCGCGGCGACCTCGTAGCGGAGGAGTCGTTCCTCCGCTGCCTGGGCCTTGCGCTCGGCGGCGGTGTGGGCGTCGGTGAGGCGCTGGAGCTCGGTCTTATCCCGATCCTCGAAGGACTGGAGCCTTTCCTCCACCTCCGCAAGCCGGGACCGGGATGAGGCGTTCTCCCGGCGTAGCTGCTTGACGTAGGACTCGGTGTACGTCCGGCCCTCGCCCTCCGGGGGCGGGGTTCCTTCGGTACCTGCGGGCTCCTGGCCCTCGCCGGCTGCGGGCTCCTGGCCCGGTGTCGGCTCGGCGGGCGATGGCTCTTCCATCTGATGCCCTCCTTACTGCTGTTGAGGTGGTGGTGACGGCGATCCGGTCGTCGGGGACCCCGCCGGCGCCGGCGTCGGCTCGCCGGTCGGCTTCGCGGCGAGGTCGGACGTCGGAGTGGACTGCAACATCTCGCGGGCGGTCGCGGCCTGCGCCTGCGCGGCGGCAACGAGCTCGGCCTCGCGCTCGGACTCCGCGATCTTCTCCATCTCCGCGACCTGCTCGGGCGTATAGCCGAGCTCGAGCCAGATGACCGGGAGCGGGACGCCGAGCGTCCGCTTCTTCACAGCGGCGTCGACTAGCTGGCCCTGCGCGATCCGCTCGGGGCTCTGCCAGATCGCCTCGACGTCCGCCTGGTCGGTCTTCTCCCCGGACGCCTGGAGCGCAAGGCTCATCGCCTCCTCCCACGCGTCGGAGAAGAAGAGCGTCTTGGACTTGCACTTTGAGACGAGCCCCGCCTCCGCGACGGAGAGCGCGTCCCCGCTCATGTTCACGAGCTTCGCCAGCAGGTAGTGAGGCGGCGTCCGCGTCTGCGCGGCGAGGTGCGTGACGAGCATCTCGACGGCGTTGACAAAGTTGTTGAGGTCCGCCGCCGGCAGGGCGGTGACCCGCGCGTCGGGCGGCTTGAACGCCCAGACGCGGCTCATCGCCGCCTTCATCTCTGCGTCCGCGAGCGGCGCGCCCGTCGTCGGGTCCTTCGGAATCTCGACGCCGGTGACGACGCGCTGCGGGAACGCGCCGTACTCCGACGTCACGATCATGTCGGTGCAGAGCTTGTTGATCGCGTTCTGGAGCGGGATCGCCGGCTCCAGGTCGGAGTGAGCCACGCCGAGGATGCCCGGCTTGTTCTCCAGCGGGATCACCGGGACGACGCCGAGCGGGTTGGCGACCTCCGCCGGCTCGCCGGTCCGCGCGACCCAGACGGGCTCCCGCCCCATCTGCGTCCGGGGCGCGTCGATCGGGTCGGCGCTCTCGTACTTGAGCACGAGGTCGGGCAGGTAGAGCGTGAGGTATTGGTAGCCGTCGTCCCCGAGCCAGCGCTTGAGCGCCGCGAGCCGGTTCTGACGGTTCGCCGGATCGTGCGCGACGATCACCTGGGACGCGTGTTCGACGGTGATGAGCGGCTCGCCGTCGTTCGGATCAACCAGGAGGAACGCGCGCCCGTTCTTGCCCGCCTCCGTGTGCGCGATGACGCTCTGGACGTCGAGGGCGTTCTCCTGCCAGAGCTCCCACGCCTGATCCGAGACGGCGGTCGAGGTGCGGAACCCGACGATCCGGAGCCGCTCGACGGCGGCGTCAACGACGATCTGGCACCAGTTGTCAGCGAACGCGCCGAAGAGAGCGCCGAACGCCTCCCGGAACTTCGAGGTGGCGAACTGGAGCGGGTGGCGCCCGTCGTAGTAGAGCTCGTAGAGCTCCGCCTCGAGCGCGCGGGCGTCGAGTTGCGGCAGCAGGAAGGTCCGCCAGTCCTCGGGTGTCCGCTGGTCGTCGCGCGGAAGCCGTTCTACGGTCGTCGTGCTCACAGGAAGGCGAACTCCCCTCGGTCGAGCTCGGAGGCGCCGATCGCATCGCACCGGGCCTCGTAAGCGAGGACGGCGGCGACCGCGGCGTCGATCCGTTCCGCGGCGGCGCCCTTCTCAAGCCAGTAGCCGCCGCGCACCGCGCGCATCTGCGCGTTCAGGACGTGGCGGGTGAGGACCTCGGAGGTGACGTGGGGGATGCCCTCCGCCAGCAGGTCGGTTCGGAACCGCTCGACCGCGCCCATGAACCGGGAGCGGTTGGTCGGGTAGCGCGTGATCGCGGGGTCGCCGTAGTCGCGCGCCCACCCGTCAATCTCGGACTGCCAGAGGGGCGGGTCGAAGTAGCCGCGGACGACGGCGTACTCCTCCATCGCCTCCGCGATCGCTTCGTCCACCTCGCCGGCGGGCACCTCCCACTCCCGGACGCCCCGGGGCGCCTCCCAGACGCCGAGCACCTGGAGGAGTCCGTCCTCGAGCCGGCAGGCCACGAGCGCGGTTGCGTCCCCGTAGCGGGAGCCGTCGAACCCGAGCGTGATCCGGTCGCCGGCCCGGAGCACCGGCTCACCAAGGACGTCGACCGCCGGCACCTCGCACTCGTTCCACTCCTCGGGCCTGACCCACCAGGCCTGCGCCCCGACCCAGACGCCACAAGCGAACCGCGCCCACTGCCACGGCAGCATCGACGGGGAGGTGTGGCGCTGCGCGAGGAGGTCGGTCGTCTGCCAGGAGGCCGGGTTCACCTCCTTCACGAGCCGCATATCGTCGGTGTCCTCGTGGCTCTCCAGCGCCCACTCGTGCATCGCGAAGGAGTCGTCCTCCGTCCTGACGTGGAGGTGATGACCCTCGCGCGTCAGGCCCGGCAGCTTCCGCGCGGCGGTCCGCATCTCCCCGAGCGGGCTGAGCTCGTGGTCGCCGGCGGTGCTGATCGTCACCATCTGGCCGTGCCGGGGCCCGAGCCCGTCACGGAACACTCCGTAGAGGTCGGCAGACTTGTGGCGGTGAAGCTCATCCACAAGCGCCAGCGTCGGGATCACGCCGTCCGCGGTATCGACGTCCGCGGCGAGCACTCGGATGCGCCCGCCGTCCTTCCGGGAGCGGAGCTCGCGGTAGCCGCGCCGGGTCAGGATGCGCCGCTGGAGTCGCTCGTCCCGGCTGATGAACCCCGCCGCCTGGTCGTAGAGGATCGTGGCCTGGTCGCGGGACGCGGCGCCGATCACGCACTCCGCGTCGTCGGTCGCGAGCAGGTGGAAGAGCGCCAGCGCGCCGAGGAGGGTCGTCTTGCCGTTCTTCTTCGGCAGCAGGACGAGCGTCTCCCGGACGCCGGCGAAGTAGTCCGCGAGGAGGGATCGCTGGAACGGCTCGAGCTCGAGCGGCCCGCCCTGGTCGAGCGTCAGCGCGCCGGCGAACCGGATGAACGCGGCGAGGTTAGTAGTGGGTGCGACGGCGTTCGGCAAGTTCATCTACCTCGTTGAAGGGGTCGTCCTCGGGGGACTCGGTTGCCTCGGGCGCCGGCGGGGACTGCTCCCGGAGCCGGACGGACGGCTTCCCGTAGCGCGTCGGCGCCAGCCGCTCAAGGAGCCACGCCGCCGCCTGCCATGAACCCCGGGACGCGCTCGTGATTTCCGCGACGAGCCGAACCTCCGCCTCCGCCTGCGCCTGGTCGACCTGCTCGCGCAACTCGCGGAACGGCGCGTCCTCCGCCTTCTGACTTCGACCGCGCCGCATCCAGTCGCGGTAGGTCGAGGGCGGCACCGCGACCGCCTTGAGCGCGATCGGCAGGTACGTCCCGCTTCGGAGCATGAGCGTCAACCGCTCCGCGAGCTCGGGCGTCAGGTTCGTCGTTCGACCGACGCGCCCGAGGTGCGCCGCGCAGAGCTCGGAGCCCGGCACCGTCCGATTCCGGCACGGCTTCCCCGCCTGTGTGGTCGCCTTGCAGCGCGGGCGCTCGACGTCCACAACTATTTCCGTGGTCACGCGTTTTCCGGCCCTTTCTCGCGGAGCAC